TGGAAGTGCAGGATGATTTTCACCTAGCCACCGTAGATATTGTTGCTGATCCAAGTGCCCCAGATGCTTTTGTTGCTGGGATCATGGAAGGACGTGAGTGGATTTTAGATAATGGTCGTTGGACTAGTATACAAATAGAACAAGCTCAAACCCAAGTAAAGAAAGCCACGAAAGCCCAACTCGATGAGACCAAGCTTCAAATCTGGCAACAGTTCATGACCAATTTGTCAAGGTAATGAACTATATAAATAATCAATAGAAAAAATCATTTAGGAGATTCTAAATGTCGGTAGATAGTAAAATTAAACAGTTGCTAGAGCGTCTTGAAGCTCGCAAACTTGATGAGGCTGAAACCATGGGCGCCGGAAGTGTTTCTAAAGACAGTTCCATATCTCCTAAGGTTTCTGGCGATGCATCTAACCCCATGCAAGGTTCTAGCGAAAAGGCTAGCTTTGAAACCAGGGATGAAAAAGAGCCCAATCAAGGCGCGGTTGCTGCTAAGCCTTTAGGCATGAAGAATACGCTTACGGCTCAGGGTCCTGGCCAGGCACCTAACTTTACCACAGTAGCCGATCAGCCAGCCAATGCTGTAAATCAGGCCAACAGTAAGGGCAATGTCAAGCAAGAAGAAACTCAGGTCGAAGATCAGGATGCCGTGATCGAGGAAATTACTGACGACGAAGTAGCCATAGCTGCTGCTGAGCCCACAGTAGTCGAAGCCATAGATCTTAGCCCAATCTTTGGTGCTGATCTTAGCGAAGAATTCAAAGAAAAAGCAACCAGCATTTTTGAAGCTGCTGTTGTTGCTCGTGTTAACCACGAAATGGAAAAAATTAATGCTGCTCTCGATGAGAAGTTTGCCGAGGATGTAGCTGAGTTCCAAAAACAAATCGTGGAAAAAGTAGATTCCTACCTCAACTATGTGGTAGAAAATTGGATGAAGGAAAACGAGGTTGCAATCGAGCACGGTCTCCGCACCGAGATTGCCGAGGACTTTATCCAGGGTCTCCAGGTACTGTTCAAAGAACATTATATTGAAGTACCTGAAGAAAAATATGATGTAATTAGTGAACTCGAAACTGTCAGTGTAGAACTCCAAACACAACTTGACGATGTAATGAATGAAAATGTTGAACTCAAGCAACATATCATTAACATGCAGCGCCAGGCCGTTCTCGAAGAGTTAAGCAAGGATCTTGCCGATACCGAAGCATCCAAACTTAATAAGCTCTTAGAAGGCGTGCAGTTCGAAGACGAACAGTTATTCAAAGAAAAAGTTGCTGTAATTAAAGAAAATTACTTCCCCAAGAATGTTGCCGTGAAGCCAGGTACTGAGACTCAGACTCTAGTTGAAGATACTATTACACAACCAGACATGGGCGATGGGGGTCTTGTAGATCAGTATGCAAGAGCTCTTTCACGCAGCGTTAAAAAGAAGTAATCAATAAATATACAAAGTTCCTTTAGGAGACCTTAATGTTTTTATCCGAACAACTTACCCAAAAATGGTCCAAGATTCTGGATCATCCAGATCTTCCCGAGATCAAAGAAAATTATAAAAGGCAGGTAACTGCAGTCCTGCTTGAGAACCAAGAAAAGGCAATCCGTGAAGATCGCCAGAGCATGCTCACAGAAACACCTGCTAATAGTATTGGTGACGGTACGACTGGTGTTGCTAAGTATGACCCAATCCTTATTGGTTTGGTTCGTAGAGCCATGCCTAACCTCATGGCCTATGACATCTGCGGTGTTCAGCCCATGACTGGTCCTACAGGCCTTATCTTTGCAATGCGTGCCATGTATGGCGCAACACGCGATGCAACAGATCGTGGTCAGTACGAAGCATTGTACAATGAAGCCGATACAGACTTCAGTGGTACTGGTACACACAGTGGTTCGATTAGCAATATTCTTGCTACTAGCTCGTATACTACTGGTACAGCTAACAGTACAACCAACATGGAAGCTGCTCAAGACTACAATGAAATGTCTTTCGCGATTGACAAGACAACTGTTACTGCCAAGAGCCGTGCGCTTAAAGCAGAATACACAGTTGAACTTGCTCAGGACCTGAAAGCCATTCATGGTCTTGATGCCGAAGCAGAATTGTCGAACATTCTCTCGCAAGAGTTTATGTTTGAAATCAACCGCGAAATCGTTCGCTTGATCTACAAGGTTGCTAAGGTTGGTAGCCCAGCTACTGCAGCTCCTGGTACTTTTGACCTTGATGTCGATTCCAACGGTCGTTGGTCGGTCGAGCGTTTCAAGGGTCTTTTGTTTAACATCGAACGCGATGCTAATCATATTGCCCAAGATACACGTCGCGGCAAAGGTAACATCATTGTCTGTTCTGCAGACGTTGCTAGTGCATTGTCCATGGCTGGTGTTTTGGATTATGCTCCCGCATTGTCGACAAACCTTAATGTAGACGACACCGGCAATACCTTCGCAGGTGTGTTGAACGGTCGTTATCGTGTTTACATTGACCCATATACTGGCAACCTTGGCGCAGCTAACCAATTCTATATTGTTGGCTACAAGGGTGCAAGCCCGTATGATGCTGGTCTGTTCTATTGCCCATATGTTCCGCTTCAGATGGTTCGTGCTATCGATCCTAACAGCTTCCAGCCCAAGATCGGCTTTAAGACACGTTATGGTTTGATTGCTAACCCATATGTAAGTGCTGCTAACGGTGCTAACGATGCAGATAGCTTCACAGCTAACCGCAATCAGTACTATCGCAAGACCCGTGTTGTCAAC